CCAGCAATGCCCATGCTTTCTTGAATGACATGGATGGCAGAAACTACATCGGCATAAGAAGAAACATCATACTCAATACCAGAGATGGCCTCGGCATCAGCAAGGAGTCGCTCCATTTCACTTTTTGTACCACCATATCCAAGTTTTAGGTTGTCTAGCATGGTGTAATTTTGCTTGGCAAAACCCTGATAGGCATTTTGAATGGACTCCATGTCTGTACCCATTTTGTTGGCATTATCAGACATATCGGTAATCGCCATATCCGCATACTTGACAGCTTTTTCTGTATCCCCTCCAAGGGAAGAGATAAGACTCGCTGAAAATGAAGTCACTGTTTCCATGTAATCATTTGCAGAAAGTCCTGCTGTCTTATAGGCATTCGAAGCGTATTCTTGTAACTGCAGGGAGTTCTCTTGAAAGAGTGTATCGACACCGCCGACCAATTGCTCATAATCGGCATAAGCAGTGATGACTTCTTTACCAAGCTTGACAGCCGCAGCACCTGCTGCAACAGCAACTGCACCCATTGCCACACCAATAGTCTTTAATGTTGTACCGAGACCCTTAAATTTGCTTTCCGATTTTTCAGCCGAGTCACCTGCATCGTCAAGTTCATCACCCATTTGATCAGCACGGTTTGTCACATCGCCCATCTCTTGACCCATGTCATCGAGAGCATTCTCGGCGTCATCGTAGTTGGTATTTGCTTCTTCTAGTGCCGAATTATTTTTTTGTAGTTCTCGCTCCATACCGTTTAGAGCAGCCTCTGCGTTATTTAGCTGAATCTGCCAATTTTGAGTCCTTCTATCGGTTTCTCCAAAGGAAGTGGCCGCATTTTCTAGAGCGGACCGCAAGGTTTCAATTTTGCTTTTTTGAGTTTCTATTTCTTTATTGAGTACAGAGTTTCTGGCGGAAAGAGCCTGGACAGACTTATCATTTTTATCAAACTCTGAGGCCACTAGTTTCATTTCAGAACCTAGTACTTTGAAGGAACGATTAATATCTGTTAAAGCCTTTTTAAATTCCTTCTCGCCTTCAAGACCAATTTTTAAGCCGAAATTATCTGCCATGCTTTCCACCTCCTTTGTCAGATTCCGTCTGGGATAATGTCATCGATAAATATCTCCCTTTTGGGTTTTGCCAGACCGTGATATTGTTTGTGGCATTCCCATAAATCTAAGAGCAAACCAAACGGCATCAGCCAAAATTCATCCGTAGTCAGATGTAAGATGCTGATGCCGTAATATAAAAGCCTCGTAAATAGCTCTTCGTCACTTACGGGGCTACTGCGTTTTTTGAGCTTTCCTCACTGATTACATTTCTTTTTGCACCTTTATAAAGAGCATTCATGATTGACTCTTTATACTCTGCTAAATCAATGGGAGTTGTAAGAATTTCCACTTCATCTTCTGTCAGCAATTCCTTTGGTGCATCCTTGTGCTTAATGTTATGGACAAGGATACTCTGATTGGCAAGCAAGGTAATCAGCCATACAATCTCTGAAAGTGCCATTTCCACATTCTCCGACTTCATTAACTTATCGCCTAGATTTTCAAGGCCACCATAGCGCCCTGCAATCTCTTTTGTTGCCTTTGTAGTAAGAAGTAACACATATTCATCGCCACCAATATTAATGGTTGCTGTTCTTTCGTTATACATCGCTTAGACCCCCGTAACTGTGTAATCCGGTTCGTAGACTTCTGTATACCAGCCACTAATAACGGATGCCGGTACATCCTTATCGCCTTCGGTCACTTCTGCTTTCCACGGATGCTTTCCATTGGTATCTGCTTTGTTTCTTCTTAGAACCGTTCCTTCAACAGTCGGTGTTGAAAATGTGATGCTATCACCCTTTGTCGCAAGATTTGTAGATGGAATACCGAATTTTACTCGGTAGAGCCAGTAGTATTTATACTTGCCATTGGATTTCTTTGCTCTAAAACCAACAGCTACTGGATCTCCGCCATCTTCACTGTTAGAAACTACAACGTTGTTAGTATCAACGGTGACACCCGTTAAGGCGGCCGCAGTAGCTGAACCAATATCATCAACACCAAGGGAAATGGTGCCATTCTTAAATTCTTTGACGATTTCTGCAGCACCGTCGTCCGCATACAAAGTTGCTTCTGCTAGTTCAACAGATAACTCTGCTGAGATTGCCTTGGCAAGCTGTGTAGGCGTTCCATAGATTTCCTCGCCATTTTCATCATCTGTGATGGTCGCATAATAAAGTTTATCAAGACCAATTGTTGCCATAGTTTATTCCTCCATTTCATAGTATTTGGCCACATCCACGTTATAGTGCTGTGTAACTTCCTTTGGTATAGAGTGAAATCCGAGCCTCCTGAACATCAATACGTGGCATGTTATCCGAGTGAAGGTCAAAGGTATCACTCATTGGAACAATCACAATATAGTTAGAAGGAGCAGACTCTGAAAACACCCCTGTTTCAATTGGAATATTGAGTGTTTCTAAAACAAGCTGTAAGTCCTCTAAAATACTCATATTTTTTTGACCTCCTCTTCAAAAGTGCTTTTCATAACCGAGATACACTCTGATTTGGATGCACTTTTAGCAGGTTTCAAAAAAGGTTTCGCAGGTTGACCGTGTTTACCATATTCAAGGATGTTGGCTAATTTTGCATTACTCTCACCATCAGACCTTGGTTCAGAAAATCCGATTTTTATATTGTGGTTTCCATTCCTATCTAACCGTACTGAAGTAACACCCTGTGCTTTTTCCAGTTCACCCGTTGAGCGTGATTCATGTTTTGTACCTTTACCAATTACTGCAGATAGATTACTTTTCGTTCTCTTAAAGACAACTTCGCCACCTGCTTTTAGTACCTTTTCTACAACCGGATCAAAGTCAGAGCCAAGCTTTGAAACCTTCAGTAAAAAATCATCGGGCATCTTAATATCAACTTTTGCCAACGCTACTCACCACCTTCTTGGCCAGTACTTCTGTATACATCCCTCGGCCTTTTACATTTTCCACCGAGGTAATATCAAATAATTCTCCTTCACACTCGATAAAGTGTTCTGTGGTTACCGCCACTCCAGGAATGGCACGAAACCTAAATAAATCCGTAGCCTCAGAAAAAGCAGCAAGGTTTGCCCATTTCTCACTACCATGGCGGCCTTCTCTATAGACCCGGACAGAGGCAAGTACCGTCTGTGATGTTGTAGCAAACCCCTCACTGTCTTTTGTTTTTGTAATTGCTTTGATATCAGCAAATTTATTCATTTTCCCAAAACTCATCGCCTACACCTTCCAATCCCGATCAAGTCGTAAAAGAAGATTGACCGTATTCCAAACTTGCTGTCCTGCTCCGACATTGTCAGCAAAAAAGCCACCGGTACTTCCATCTCTACTTTCATAAAAGTGAGAGGAAAGCATAATGATGGCTTGCTCTGTTGTTGGCGGCATTGGATGCTCACTATAGAAGTTTTCCGGTATATGCTGATAACTCTCGGCATAACTAACAGCAGCGGTAATAAACAATTGCAAGAGTTCATCATCTGAGCTATGTTCAAGAATTAAATTGGCTTTTACTTTTTCAAGCAGTGTCATACCGCTACCATCCTTTCTTTTTGTTTTTAATCAGCGGTCATTAATCCTGCTGACTTTAGCTTTACAAGCAAAGAGTTAAAATCAGAAACGATGGATGCAATATCTTCTGCCGTACTACCTACTTGATTTTCTGCCGGAGTAAAAGAGGAAGGGAGACCATTTACAGTTGCTCCCTCCTTAATCTCTAACGTTCCTCCGATAACGGTTTTGTCTCCGCCTTGTTCCGTGTAATTCTTTGTGTTATATCCCATATCGCACCTCCATTAAGCTTTCTGCTGAAGAACTTTGATTGCTTCAGGAAGTACAAGCTTTCCATCGACACGTTCTTTCGCCACAAAGCCAACCATGCCATTACCAGCAAACAGTTCACGAAGCTCTGCAAATGAGCGAGACCCACGATCGCCGATATTGTAGTAAGACAAATCACCAAAGATAATGGTCTTAGCACCTGATTCAACCGTAGGCATATAAGCCGATGTGTAAACAGGATAACCAAGTACTTTATCTGGTTCGCCTGCCACAAGAGCCGGTTGCCACATATAAGTACCGTTACCATCTTTGAGTTTTCTGAGTGCCGCAATGGTCTGATCATTTAAAATAAATACGGCATTTTTACGGTATGGTCTCTTCAGTGAATACACCAAGTTGATTACTTCATCGGCTGTAATCGCTGTTGCGGAGGCAGTAGTCACTCCTACTTCAGCTCCACCACTTGCCGCAAGAATACCAAGGGGTTTGCCAGTACCATCGCCATTGATAAAGGCATCCTCTTCTGCATTGGCCAGTGCTTTATAGAACTCCTCAATGATGTAATTCTCAAGTCTAAAGGCATTGTCGTAGAGAAGTTCTTCTGTCACTTTTACAGCAACATGAAGTTTATGAGCATCCAGGTTAATCTGAGAAAACGTAGCATCACTAAACGTCAATGTTTCACCTTCATCAATCCAAGCCGCAGCCGGTTTTGTTGCAGCAATATTGATTTTTCGCTCACCTGAGGTAGTAATGGTGTGGCCAAGCTTACGAATGATATTTTCTTCCTTCAGCCCATCAATTAAGCGGGTATCATATTCGTCGGGTACGAGATAACCACCATCTGCGTCTATCCCTTCTTGAAGAACATTTGATACATTACGGAAGTTTGAGCGAAGTGCTGAGAGCATTGCTTTCTTATAGGAGTCCGATGCACGACCTGTTTTAGCCTCATCATTATCCAACCGACCATT